GGTATGGAGTTCCCCAAAGGGACATGAGTTGATGTTTCCTATTTCGTTTGTATACATACGAACCAAAGATACGGATTTTATTTTAAATTTCCAACATATAGATGCCGGTTCGGTTTCTCAATTTCCAATACACAAACTTTGTAACGAAAATACCCTTGTTTTAGGTAATCGCTATATTCAATCAAAAGGATTGGATTATGAGTGGGTCTACTTTGAAGAGTATGGTAAGTCGTTCATATTCAATGAGTTCGCTGTTGAGGTTTTTAAGGGGCATAGAAGCGACTATATAGAACTGAATGACTGTATCCCTTTGGTGAAATGGTATGAGGTTTTAAAACGAATTCCTGATATACAAAATCGACAGAGTTGGTATCGTATTTATTCAGATTCCATAAAAGAGTTAGGGAGGCTGGAGGGGGCTGGGGTACAAGTCGAAGAAGAAAAATTTATTGATAGTTTCAGCTTCAATCCGGCTTACATTAAGGAGAGTAAGGTATACACACAATACAATCCATACACAACTACGGGTAGACCTTCCAATAGACATCTCAATGTAAACTACTCTGCGTTAAATAAGGGTGATGGGAGTAGGGAACTATTCGTTAGTAGGTTTGAAGGAGGTACTCTCTTACAATTCGATTATGAATCATATCACATTCGTTTGATTGCCAAAATGATTCGATACGAATTTCCTAAAGGGATTACCGCTCACCAACACTTAGCGGATTTGTATGGATGTGATTACGAAACGGCAAAGAAGATAACATTTACTTACCTTTATGGGGGGTTAGATGATAACGCTAGAGGGATTCCATTCTTTAGGGAAGTAGAAAAGTACATAAGGGAATTATACCAAAAGTTCGTAATCTCCGGCCGTTTGATAACGCCTCTTTATAAGAGGGAGATACATTTCTCAAAAATCGAAGGAGCGACTGAACAAAAAGTATTCAACTATTTACTTCAGGCATTGGAAACTGAAGTGAACTATATGAAGATACCAAAGGTGTTAGATTATCTGAGTGATAAAAAATCAAAAATGGTACTTTATACTTATGATGCGTTCCTTATAGATGCCCATCCTAGCGAAAGAGATGAGATTTTAAATCATTTGCCGACGGTAATGGAGGAGGGTGGATTCCCTATCCGTGCATATGAAGGAAGTAATTACAACAATTTAGTAGTAATAGATTAGAAAATTATATTTATATCATATAATTATATAGGAATAAACAAGCAAAAGAATAATGATTCCAAATTTCAAAGAAATCTTAGCAGAATTAAGTTATAGAGTAGATGGGGGAATACCCGATTTAAACAAAGAATCTCATGTTAATCATTTGATTGATATCCTAAGAGAGAATGGTATATCAGATGCAGCACATCTAGCAAATAAAGCAAGAGTATATTTTTCTTATTTAGATGAAGCAAAACAATCATTAGATAAAGTATTAGGTCAAACATTTAAAAATCCAGATACCGGTAACAATGTAAAGGTGGCATCTGCTTTAGGATACGATAGAAAAACCCAAGCGTATAATATCGCAAAGGGAATGTTAAAAAAATCTGGATATTCTGATAAGGATATTGATATGGTTGATACTAAGCCAGGTGATGAGGAACAACCAATAAAAGGTAAAAGTGTATTTGGTAAAGGAAAGGGTGCGAATGTATTTGATGAACCTAAAAAGGAAAAACCAACAAAAGGTAAAACATTCGTTCCTTCTAAAGAAGATATAGCTAGAAAACAATTAGATGATAAGAAATTATTAGAAATTGTTAAATTTGGATTAATACCATCAGCTGAAAAGAAATTAAAAGGAGCTGGTGTGTTTGACCCAACCGAAAAACAATTACTTGCATTAAAAGAAGTAACTGAAAAACAACTAAAAGACCCATCATATAGATTAGAATTACCTAAATACGAAGTATCAGATGAAAATATCGATAGAACTATTGAGGTAATGAAAACTGAATTAGGTAAAGATTTTGCAAAAGTTAAACAATCTATTACAAAAGCAGGTGGGGTAGACCCTCAATTAACAACGGGAGAAGCTGGTGTACAACGATTCAGAGATATTGTTAGATTGTATTTAAGTAATGGTGGTAGAAGTGTAGTTACTGGCGAAGTAGTTCCATTTAACCAAATGCAATTAGACCATCATATTCCATATTCAAATGCAGGAAAAATTGTTGCTGAAAAAAAGAAAAAAGGAATTAAAACAACTTTATTAGCTGAGCAAGACCGTTTAGATAGTCCTGATAATTGGGATTTGATAGAAACTCCATTAAATCAATTAAAGAATTCATTAGAAGGCTCTGCTTTATTAGATAGAGTAATAAAAAAATTATCAGCATCTCCGGATGATAAGGAATTGATTAGATTAAAAAATGAAATAGTTTCAATCAGAAGAGAAAAATTACAAGAATATTTTATTAAATCGGTAGGAGCTGGAGATTTTTCAGGTATTAATGAAGATACTTTGAAAAAAATGAATCCAGATGAGAGAATGGCTTTAATGAAAGCTTGGAACTATTGGCATCCAAATGTTATGGAGTTTAACACTATAATGAAGATAGACCCTACATATGGTAAGAAATTACAAAAGATGGGAATCAATCCACCACCGCCTGATAATAAATTTCACATCGATAGATATCAAGCTGGTAAAGGTGTGAGAGCTAGAGGTGTTAGGAGACCTGTGCCAGAAGAAGTTAAAGTTGTAGCAAGTACTATGATTAAAGCTGGAGTTAAACTTCAAACTAAAAAGAATTTAGATGCTACTAATAGTATTTTGGATAAGGGTAGACAAATGGTAGAAAAAGAAGCCGGAGCTAGACAAAAACAAATAGACCTTATAAAATCTAAACAAAAAGGTAAAAAATAATGAACACACAACTACTTTGCCTATTTACGACAAAGGAAGAGTTAGAAAAATCGGTTAGCTTTATATTAGGAAGTTACATACTAACAAACCCAAATGTTTTCATCTTAGAAAGTAAACTAAGACCAGAAGAAGCCTTCATTACTTTTAATGTGGAGAAAGGTTCATCTGCTATTGATTCCGAATGGAAAACAATATTAGTACATAGAAAGAAACAATCGAATACAATATACACTATTAACGCTCTTAACGAAGTAGTTAAATCAAAAACAGGCGGACAATTGGATAATTCTTATATAATTGATTGGGAAGAATTCAGAAATTGCATATTGACTACATCGAATATAGGATATAAAAAAATACCAACTAAAGTTTTCAAAAGTTTTAATACGGAAAATTTGGAAAAGTAAATATTATTTCTTATATTTGTGAATATGAAATTCAAAGTATTAGAGATACATACCCCAAACCCACAAGATATCTTCGAAACACATCGAAAGGAAATATCTAAAGCTATCATTGAGGCAATTGCATACGGAATAGAAAAGAAAAAGAAAAAAGTAACATTTGCTAAAGTTACTATCGGTGGACTCGTATGTATATCACTATCCGTTAATAAAAGTGAATTCTTAGAACTTATTGATGAAAACATTCAAACTCTAATTGAATATGAGGAGTATGAAACATGCGCATTAGGACAAACAATCAAATCTAAAATACAAAACAATGAAAAAGTTATTTAAAAAAATCGAACTTTGGTGTGATATCCATTTAGTGTATTTCCTATACAATGAGAGAAAGCATAAACGATATTACGATATGTTAGAAAAAAAGTGGGGATTAAAAAAATAAGTTATGGCACCAAAGCAAAAAGAAGGAGAATTCCATATTGGGGATGGTTCACATTTAACAATAAAAAGTAGTACTATTGTTGAAATGCATGATTATTTAAAATTAATAGCAGATGAAGGAACCAGAGTAATTTTAGATGTTAAAATAACAGCTGACTTTGGAAATATACCATCTGAGTATCATCAATTATTTATGCAAATGATGTCAGTAAGATATGGTGGTTCAGTAAACATTTGGGATAATACACACCCATTTGCAAAGCCGGAAGTTAAAAAGAAACGATGGTATCAATTTTGGAAAAATTAAAAATAAGTTATGAATAAAGAAGAAATGAGTGCAATTCAATATTGCGAAGAAGTGTATCCTCAAACCTGTGAAGAGTTTAAGAACATTTTAGATGAAATGTATACCACATTTTGTAAGAAACAAAGAAACTACGGACCTGGTAATATTTCAGTAGGAACACCATTGGCTACTAAAGAAGATATTAAATTATCTTTGAGTGGATTATGGTTCAGAAAGAACGATAAAATTAATAGATTAAAACAAATGGTTGTATTAGGTCAGCCGGATGAAGTAGGTGAATCGATTGAAGATACTTACCAAGACCTTGCAGTATATTCTGTTATTTCACAATTGGTGAATAGAGGAAAATGGGCAAAATAATTTGGAATTGTCAAAAATAAGTGTTATATTTGTAATATGGATATTAGTAAATTTTTAGTAGATAAGTATGAAACCGAGCAATATGATTATAAAATATTGATTTACGGAAATTATACATTCAGAGATAACTTGGAAGCCGATTCATTAGTTGAAGTACTTCGTAGAGTTATTCCTTTTATGAGTGAAAGATGGAAAATTCACTTTACAATTCTTATACCTGAATTTGTTAAATCATTAAACTTTCCAAATGTAGAGCAAAGGATTTACGCCTTACCTACATATATCAATCAAATGCGTACTCATTTTGATTCGACACAATTTATGAAAATTATAGATTGGAAAAGAAACGATTGGGATATCATTTATACACATTTACCAGAACATACAAATCAAATAGCAAATTGTATATTTAATAATACAAACATAGCACCAAAAATTATTGGATACTCACATTGGTTCGAAGTACCTGAAAATGCTCCATATGCAAAAAATATGTTGGATGCATCAGTAGCAGGTTTACTACAAATGGATGAATGTGGTGTTAATAGTGATTGGTTAAAACAACTTACAATTAAACATGCAGCGAAACATTATAACCAAGATGTATTGGATAAGTTACAAAATATCATCCAACCCCATTATTTGGGAGTTGATAGAGTCAATCCCCGTAATGTATCTGACTATACGGACAAGACTGTAATTTTTAATCATAGAGATGCCGGATATACCGGATGGGAATGGTTTGTAAAATGTGTTGATGAAATTTGGGAAACAAGACAAGATTTCAAAGTGTACACTACATTAGCACAAATCGATAGGCCTTGGAATGAGAGAGTTAAATTAACTGGCAGAGATGAGTATATGAATTTCTTATCTAAAGTTAAATTCGGTGTAGGTACATTCCAAACATATTCAGCTTGGAGTATTTCAACAACCGATGGATTTTCAGTAGGATGTCCTTACTTACTCCCAAATGGATTATGTTATCCTGAAATGGTTAGTGTGGCAACTGACCCCTATCCATATCTTTATGATGGTAGAGAAGATTTCATCAAACGATTCAATGAGATGCTAGATAATCCAATTACATACGATACAACCGAATTGGCTAAGAATATGGTTTGGAATGAAAGAATTGCCAAATGGTTTAATAGCTGGGAGAATGTATTTGATTTGAAAGTAATGAGTGATACTGAATCATTGGGTAAAATAAAAGAACACATTAAAACCAAAGGATTCGTTACAAAAGAAGATATCTTAAAATATATGGGATGGGGAGTTAGAATCAAATGGAACACTTATAGGAACGCTCTAAGAGAGGTTCCTGAGATTAAATTCACTAAGAATGGATATGAGTGGATTGGATAATTAAAATTTAAAACATAATATATGATTACACCTGAATTAAAAATTGTAAAAAACAAACAAAGAACAATGAGTACTAAATTGGTTACATTTAAACCAAGTATTTCAGTAGATGCCGCAAAAAAGATTGGTGCGGTTGGACATGATTTGGAAACATTAATTTGCGAATTGATAGATAATCCAATCCCAAATGAAAAACCAAAAACTCCTATCAGAGTAGATGTTAGAATAAACTACGATGGGGATAACTCTTTTATTCAAATATTGGATAATTCAATTGGTATACCTATACATTCTATCGCTGATGCATTTAACTATGGTAAAAGTGTAAACGCTGGTAAACTTAGATTATCAAGAATGGGTATGGGTATGAAAGTAGTATTGTTTGCATTAGGTGAGTTGGATTACATAATTACTAAAACAAAAAACAATCCTGCATACATTTTAAGAATCAATGATTATACCGATGCAAGAGAAGATTTAGAATTTGTATTAGATGAGTATACAGGAATTGATTTTCCTCAATATGAGAGTGGTACTTTAATAAAGATAAAGAATTGCTCAGAAATGATTAGGAATTGGACTGATAAAAAAGATTTTGATAAATTTTGTTCTAAGATTGAATCAACATATCCACAATTATTAAATGAGTTCCTAAATATCAGCATTAATTATACAAAACCAAATAATACTCTTTGGTCACATGAATGTATTGCATATAAACCATTGATGTCTAATCCTGAGCGAATCATAAATACTACAAACGGATTGGGAGAAAATTCTCCAATTTTAGATAAATTACAATTGGTAGTTGAAGGATATCCCGATGTTAGAGCATATCTTACATGCTGGCATAAACCACATCCATTGACAGTAACCGAAACATTCAATAATACAAAAGATGCGTTATATGACCCTAAGAAGTATGCAAATTCTCCTTGGAGTTATGGCGACGAATTTAGTGGTATTGCATTGGGTATGAGAGGTAAAATATTGGAATGGAATTTAGATAAAAAGAGTTCTCGAAATGAAAGACATGGTATTCTTTTAGAAGTAGAAGAAGGGTTAGATTATACTGCATTAAAAAGTGGTGTTAAGAAAACTAAGAGATATAAGCAAATCATAAAAGCAGTAAATGATAAATTAGATGAAATTGACTTTTATGAAAGAAGTACATCTTTAACACCTGCTATTTCAGAGAACAAATATATGGATAAGTTCTTTGAAAGATTAAAGAACGATGATACTACTAAGAGAGCATATGGTGTAAAAGATTTCGATAAACAAGTTAAAATAAGACCACTATGTGGAGTTGGTGCACCTGATGGAGTTATATATGATTACTTAGATGAGAATAAACCTATATGGATTATCGAAGGTAAGAAGGATAAGGGGGCAGGCGATGAAGCCGGTCAATTAGTTCGATATATGGCTCACTATAAGTGCCATAATGGTATATTCGTATCACCAGTAAAAAACCCTCAATTTGACCAACAAATTAAGGATTTTAATGAATTTTTTGGTATAAACATAGCTATTTCAAACATTGATATAGCTTGGGTAAATTCTTTACAATTCTTCGCTATTTAATTTGGAAAATCCAAAAAATAGTCGTATATTTGTTATAACAAAAAGCAAAAAGGTTATATTTAGATATAGGAATATATCGATATAAACCTCAACTTTAAAAACAATTTTCTAAAACTTAAAACAAAAAAAGCAATGGACATTTCATTAGCACTGAAGAGATTTAGCTCTCTTCAAAACAACACAAAGAAGTCGGATTCAATTTGGAAACCGGCAAACGGAAAATCTCAAATCCGTTTAGTACCTTACAAATTCAATAAGGATAATCCTTTCATTGAATTGTATTTTCACTACAATATTAACAACAAAACTTATCTATCTCCAATTTCATTTGGAAGACCTGACCCTATCGTAGAGTTTGCTGAAAAGTTAAAACGCACAGGAGACACTGATGATTGGAAAGCAGGTAAGAAGATGGAGCCAAAATTAAGAACATTTGCACCCGTTATCGTAAGAGGTAAGGAGAACGAAGGTGTTAAGTTTTGGGGATTCGGTAAGACTGTTTATCAGGACATCTTAGGTTACATCGCTGACCCGGATTACGGAGATATTACTGACCCAACTTCTGGTAGAGATATCGTATTGGAAGTAGTATCGGCTGAAGAATCCAATGCAGCTTATCCAACAACAACAATCAGAGTTAAACCTGCAACTTCTAAAATTTTAGATGATGCGGCTCAGGTTCAACAAATGTTGGAATCTCAAAAAGAAATTACGGAATTGTATTCTGAATTATCTTATGATGAGTTAAAAGGTGTGTTAGAGAATTGGTTAAATCCATCAGCACCTGCAAACGGAACAGGTAACCCTGTAAACGAAGCATTGGAAGCTCCTAAAGCACAACCTGCTAAGGTAAGTGAAGCTAAAGAGATTCCAGGTGTAGGTATTGGTTCTTTACCAAATGATTTACCTTGGGAAGATGAGGCTCCTAAAGCAGCTCCAAAACCAAAAGATGATGTAGCATCGGCATTCGATGATTTATTTAACAACTAATTAAACCAGTTACAATGGCAAAAAGAGAAGAAGATTTAGCAAGTTTACTTGCCGATTC